TTACGCCTACAGCCGTGCCTGAATTTCGTATCTTGAAACCGTTTGAGAGTAGATCGACGTAGTCAGTCGTAGTCTCAGCGGCAGTTGTGTCAGCCATTATGAAATCATTATCAACATTATAGCCTTCTCTCTTGGTGTCGCTGATTCCCCAACTGCTTGTTGAGTTGGTTCGTTTAATCATCAGCCAAGCAGGTTTGAAGCCCGTGTAGATGAAGGCACCATCTGCCGAGCCATTCCCGGTGTACGCGCCGATTTTACTGAAGCCCGGAATTTCGGTAAACGCATACGCCAACATACTGCCACCGCTAACATTTGTCTGACCAGTGCCAAGCGTTATGACGCTGCTATCTGGCTCAGTATTGTTCCAGTAAATTGAAGAAGTAACAAAGGCGTTGCTTAGTTCAAGGATACCGTATTTTGTTGCTCCCTGATCTTCATGATATACCCACCACCTATCGCCAGTGCTTCGTGATTTGGCAATAACCAACCCCGGTTTTGCGCCAAGCCCGTGACCTATAGTGGCTCCGGCAGTAGCGTTGCCGGTATAAGTCATGATTGAAATTCCCGATGCTTGGTTCACCGAAGTTGTCGTAGTGATGCTACCATCAGTGTTCGATGTGGTGCCGTTACCTGCCAACCACTGCCACGCAACATACGGTGCCGCACTGGTGTTGTATGAAGCGTCTGATCCAACAGTAAACCCAGCTGATCCAAAGGTTGTTAGCCCCTCGGCTACTGTACTCTCGGCTGTAAGTGCGTCGGAGTTGAGTTCTTTTGTAACACCGCGTACCGCGTCAGTTAGCGCGTGTTGTACCGTAGAATTTCTACGCTTGATCCAAACAAAGTCAGGCTGAAATGTGCTGTTTTCAATCTGGGATACTGCGTTACCGCCAGAGCCGATAGCCGTGCCGTTGCCTGTGTACAGCGTCGTCTGGAAATACGCCGAGCCGTCTTTGATTGCAGGTGTGGGCAGGTTGGCGGTGGACAGGGCTGAGAAGCCGGTGGGTGGGGTGTAGGCAAAACCAAGCTGCCCGAAATTTGCCTTTGCCCTTGGTGCGTAAGTATTAGACGCACTCCAACACGCAAACCATTCTGTGCCGTCATTCAGACTACTAAATCGCGGATCAGTATTAGTGGCCGGATTAGCGGTGCCGGATGAGTCAAACCATGTTCCCTCTTTCCCGAACCACAACGACCCATTATCAGCGTCGTACGCCACCATCAGGATATCACCATTGGTTGGGTTGGTCGCCCCCGTCCAGTTTGTTCCGCCAGAACTAACTACATCAGATTGGTACTTCGTCACGTTTCCGTTGTATGTGGTAAACCACGACCCGTAACCCCACCCCCTGTTCGCGGTCGAGCCGTTATTGAAGCTCGTGATCGTTTTATTACTGTCACACAATCCGATAAACTGAATATATCCTAGCGTAGTATTCGTGATTTCCCAGTACCATTTACCGGTAGTAGGAATCGAAAAAGTGCTACGAACACCCTGCCAGTCTGCCCCAAGAACGGGGTATAGGTTCCCGTCGGATAGCGTTACGTTCCCTTTGTCGAGTACGTTCCACGTCGCATAGTTCTCAGTCGGCGTATCAGTGACCTGATCGTCGCTGGTCAGCCCTGACGAAGTGAAGTCGTTGGCATTGCCTGAGTAATCTGCGCCGAGATCGGCACTGTCCTCGCCTGTGATGTAGAAGCCGTTGGTGCCGTAGGTTCCTGCGTAGGCTTTCGGAACCCACACGCCGTCGTCGTTGTATTCACCAAAGTCAGTGGGGTCTAGGGCTTGGCCGTCGATCCAATGAAACTCTGAAATGTATCCGTCGAAATACTCTGAAACAGACTGTCCCGAAATCTGATACGTCGTTCCACTATTGTTAAAAATAGTATTGTAGTTGAGCGACGGATAACCTGCCGTAGAGAACGAAGTTATTTGAACGCCGTTCTGATAAATTTTAACACGGTCGGACGAAGTAGCCTGTGTTGTATCGACTGCTACGACAAGATGATACCAAGCCGAAGGGTCACGAAATAACGCTGTTGTGCGAATGTCAGCGCCTAAATAAACACGAAACTCATTGTTTGAGGAATACCCAAACATAATAAAATTGGTATTCCCAGAGTCGTGAAATAGACGTTGGTTCGAGCTAAGATTGCCGCGCTTCACCCACGCGCTGAACGTCCACTTCTGGCGGTCTCCAGTAGCGCCAGACGTACGGCTCAGATATGCCGAATCATTGTCGTTAAACCGGATCGACTGATCGATGGTGTAACCGCCATCGGCTGCACCAGCAGCACCCATAAGTAAGTTATTACTAAATACCATTATTAATTATTCCTCAGTCTTTAACGAGCCTGTCAGCATATTGACAAAAGCAGATTTTCCAACTTCTAATTGATCTACATTAAATTTTGCAGCCGAAAGTTTACGTTCCAGATCAGCAATATGATTAACAATCATCTGTTGTTCCTCGGTCATGTCTTCATATTTATATTCTACGTCGTCGATAATAATTGGGGTTTTTTCATTTTTTCCCATTTTATTTTCCTTTAAGTTATATGATAGTGATAATACTTATGAAGCCCACGGAGTACCACCTTCCTCTACAAGACCTTTAAGCAACACAAGCTGTGCCGCTGCATTTTTATCTCCTACGCATTTGCTACAATCGCATTATGAAACGGTGTCAGGTCTTCATCGGTCCAAAAATCCCAGCCGACCACAATTTTAAGATGCTCGACGTTTCGTTCAACAACTGTTGGATCATCCGTGTATGCGTCAGGATCAGCGGCAACCTTTTCGAGCAGCGTGACGCTATCCATCGCGGACGTGTAGTGCCGTGCAATCTGCTCCGGTGTTTCTACTTCATTATCCATTGATTTTTCCTTATGATAAGTTGAGAGTAGCTACTGCGTGTATGGACGTTCCTGTCCTGACGATGTAGTCAATTCGATCAACAGCACCTGCGGCTGTGGATAGTGTAGGAGCAGTACCACCGGCAAAGTCCCAGTAAGAACCGAACGACAGTGTACGACTGCCTGTTCCATCCTGTGTTATAAAGATTGAACCTGTCTGACCTGCATCAATGTTTGTTGGATTGGCAAGTGTTCGATTACCGGCAAGAGTAACAGAGAAGTTTTGTCCTGCGTCAAAATCAGGAGTAATTGTTGCCCCATCAGTTAGAGTATTGATTGTGGCAAGAGCAGACTTGGTAATTGATAGCTGCTTGGCAGGAGACGCTGTACCAATACCGACGTTGCCGCTGAGGCTATAAAAGTCTACACCCGGTATACGGAACGATGTTACTGAAGCATTACCAAGCGTGATTTCATTAGATACTGTGGCACTAGAGCCTTCAGCATCAAAACCAAGAAACGTATTGTTGGTTCCAGAGGTTGTGGTATTACCTGCGTCAGTTCCGACGGCTGTGTTGGTATTCCCAGTTACTCTGACTAAAGCTCCGTGACCTACAGCTACACAATTCGTTGCCGCAGTACCTCCGATATACATTGCGTTATTACCAATCGCAACATTCTCAGAGCCAGTAGTGACGTTGTACAGGGACTGATTTCCTAGTGCAATGTTGTGACTGCCGGTCGTCACGGCCTTACAGGCATCGTAGCCTAGTGCTACGTTCTGACCGCCGCTAGAAACGCTGTTTAGTGAATTAAGTCCTATCCCAATATTATAGCTACCAGACATATTGAGAGCGCCTTCTAGTGCGTCTACGCCAACAGCAACATTATGAGTACCCGTCGCGATCTTTGCACCACTGACGGCACCCAAAATAGTATTTGAGTGTCCTGTCGTTAAGCCTCCTGCTGATAAGTTCCCTAAAGTTGTATTCTTATAACCAGTAGTAATTATGTCCCCTGCCTGATAGCCCAAGGCAGTGTTGTTGTACCCTGTTGTAGTGTCATTGAGTGCCTCACCGCCTATCGCAGTATTTCCCGTCCCCGTGGCAACTTCTAATGCATAAGACCCGACCGCTGTAGTAGTGCTAGGGCCGTTTCTAGCGGCCCTGTAGCCGATATAGGCAGAAGTGCTGCCGGTAGCACTGTCACCAGCTTCGTAGCCGATAAAGACCGATCCTTGTCCGGAGGCATTCTTACCGGCTTCCCGGCCAACGGCTGTGTTGTTTTCTCCTCCCGTGACTGCGTTCAGAGCCATATAGCCGATTGCAACATGGCCAAACCCAGTTGTTGCTCCTCCAAGAGCCTGATAACCAACGGCTGTGCTATAGCCATAACTTGTGGTCATGCTGTCCATTGCCTGATAACCAACGGCTACATTAAATTCGGCTGTTGTTGCGGCATTTAGTGCGTTATATCCCAAGGCGGTGTTCTTGTTTGCGCTGCCATCATCATTAGCCAAGGCACCCGTACCAAGACCAACGGTTGCACCGCTTGAATTAGTCAAGGCATCTGATAGACCGTCGATATCAGTAGCACCACCAGCAGCAGCAGCTTGGAATGTCGGGGCAACCCCGGCCCCATTTGAAGTTAAAATATGTCCAGCAGTCCCAACAGCAGTAGCCCCAATCGCGCCGGTGCCATTGCCAAACAAAATTCCGTTGGCTGCAAAAGTCCCAGCACCAGTGCCGCCTTGTGCAACAGTCAGGGCCGTCGTCAGTCCTGTGAGTGAGGTGATGTCGGAGTTTGCCCCACGCGCCGCTGCACCAAGAGAGGTAAGCGCCGCACCTGCGCTGGTAGCATTAGTACCGCCGTTGGCAATCGGAAGTGTTCCTGAAATATCTGTTGTTAGTACAACCGCACCACGAGTAATCTCCTGCCCACTAATCGTCAAATAATCGAGTGATCCTGCAAGGGTGACGTTCGTTGAGTTGTCTGTTCCCGCAGCATCAACACCAATGCTACTACGTAGTGTTGCACCACTTTCTGCAACAGGATCACCTGTACCATTTCCAACAATCATCTGTCCATCAGTAAGGACGGCCATTGCTGTAATTGCACCCGTTCCTGATCCTAAAAGCACACCGCCGTCCGTTAATGACGAGACACCTGTACCACCCTCTGCTACAGCAAGATCAGTAGTTAAAGTAAGCGAGGCAGCAGCAATAGCACCTGCATCAGAAATTGTTACTGTGCTATTCTGTAGTAATTTACCTGTTGTAGAATCAAAACGGACAATAGCATTATCAGTCGAAGAAGCTGGACCAACTACATCACCAGAACCACTAGGCGTAGCCCAAGTACCATCACCTCTCCAAAAAGAAGAACCTGAAGCTCCTGTTCCTGAATTTAAATTACCAACAGGAAGATTTCCAGTAACATCAGCAGTTAAGTCTATTTGATTACGAGTAATAACTTGATTAGATATAGTAATATAATCAGGTGTGCCAGTTAATGTTACATCTTGTGTATTTAAATCTGTAATAGAAGTAATAGCTGTTGTGTTATTAGTAATATTTGTATTTGAATTTCCAATACTTGTAGCTAAAGTAGCACTTACTGCAGCTAATTCAGCATCAGTAGCAAAACCTGAACCATCTCCAATAACACTATTAATAGATGTTATTGCATTTATATTAGTTGTTATATTTGTATTACTATTATTTATACTTGTAGCCATTGTAGCTGAAAGAGCTACAGCAAAATCACTTACTGAAGTAATTCGTGTATTGCTATTATTAATACTTGTTGCCATTGTAGCACTTACTGCAGCTAATTCAGCGTCTGTAGCAAAACCTGAACCATCTCCAATAACACTATTAATAGATGTAATAGCAGCTAAGTTTACTGACGTTAATACTGATACAGCAGCTATATTTGTATTTGAATTTCCAATACTTGTAGCTAAGGTAGCACTTACTGCAGCTAGTTCAGCGTCTGTAGCAAAACCTGAACCATCTCCAATAACACTATTAATAGATGTAATAGCAGCTAAGTTTACTGACGTTAATACTGATACAGCAGCTATGTTTGTATTTGAATTTCCAATACTTGTAGCTAAGGTAGCACTTACTGCAGCTAATTCAGCATTAGTAGCAAAGCCTGAACCATCTTCAATAACGGCATTAATAGATGTAATAGCATTTGTATTAGTCGTAATGTTAGTATTACTATTTCCAATACTTGTAGCTAAGGTAGCACTTACTGCAGCTAGTTCAGCGTCTGTAGCAAAACCTGAACCATCTCCAATAACAGAGTTAATAGATGTTATTGCATCAAGATTAGTCTTTGTTAATACGGATACTGCGGCAACTTCAGTTACATTTGCTGCTGAAACTCCTGCCATAAGAAGCTCATCAGCATCAATATTAGTTGCTGATACAATACCAAAAGATTGATTAGCATTTAGATTAACTGTACCACTAGTAGAAATAGTTGTAGAAACTACGCCATCTATAGTAAGATTAATACCTGTTCCAGATGTTAGTTTCTGCATTGTTCCTGAACTACTAGGAAGAGGAACATTAACTAAAAATCTACCATCTCCAGCAAAAAATCCAGCACTTACAGTCCCTGAAAATTCTCCTGAAGTTGCAGAAAGCCTAGTTAAAGCAACAGCACTTACAGTTATTCTTTGAAGTGTAGCATCGCCACGAACAACAAGATCATCACCTATTGAAACATTGCTTGAAAAACCACCAGTACTTCCAACAAAAGTACCGCCTTCAAAAGCAGCACTTTTAATAGTTGCTACCGAAACACTTACAGCAGGACTAATGCTTACAATTTGCCCTACTGCATTTACTTCAATATCATTTGGGCCTTTATAGGAACCAGAAGTAGTAGCAGTAACCATAGCAATTGTAGGATTGCCTTCAGTACCATCGGCATTGCTAATTATAATACCCGTACCTGCTACAAGAGTACGTCCATACACATTACCAGCACTTACAGCAACTAATCCTGTAGCACCTGTTAGGTCTGCTACTGCATTAAGAGTTGATGCTGATGCTGTTAAAGTTACGCCACTAAGTTGAAAAGTTCCATTAATATTTACTGCATTAGTACTTAATTGTAGGGGTGAATTAGTAGCATCACCATCTTGTACAGTTTGTAAAGTACTTCCTAATCCTACATTACCACTACCTACTTGAAGTAGTTGTTTATAAGTATTAGCAATTTGTGTTCCAGTAAGTGATGCCATTATATTGTGTTCCAATAACTATCTGTGTCTTCCCAAATCGATGAAGCATTTTGCCAATCAATATTACGATCATTATTAAGTTCTGGTCGTGGATTGCGAATTGCTGGATTATCTCTAACATTAGGTATACGATTTTGAGGATGGTTTTTTAAATCAAAAGCACCTTCATAGTCTGTTGGGCAAACAAGCATACCATAGCTATTAAGTTTCATAACACGATGTGGATATCTAAATCCACAAGTGTCACATATTGCTAAAGCTCTCCTGTTACTTGCCATTATTATTATACTCTATTTAAGTTAGGTACGATACGTAAACTTGCTCTTTCTCTGTCTTCATCCATTGCCCTTGCTAGACGTTCTTCATATTCTGTTTTAAGAAACTGTATACGTCCTCCTTCAACACCGGGACGTTTCATTGACATAAAATATGATAGTCCTGCTGTAAGACATGGATAAAAACGTCTTGATATATCTGCAGTTTGTATTGCTGATTTATTTACATCTTGAGTATATCGTACTTGTTCAATTTTCAAAAGGTCTGTTGTATTTTCAGGAATAGGCCATACGTACATAACAGGATTATCACGATTGCGTCTAATAGCATATTGTGATGGACGACCTGTTTGACCTTTACGTGGAATTTTAAGATATTCTTCCATTGTAATACGTTCTAATTGAAGATCAGTATCGTCACGATTAAGAACAACTTCCAATACATCTACAGTACTATCAGCAAGTTCATAAGCTGTTACACTAGTAGATACTGATACAGTAGTTGTATTAGCTGTCCAAAGGAGTACACCTCGGTTTTGCCAATCTTGAAGCAATAGGTTAATAGAACGACGAGCAGACTTGGGTTCATGTCCTAGTGTCTGCTCACCACCAATCATTTCTATTGCTTCTTGGATAACTTCATCAATATCCATTGAGAAGTTATATGTGCCTGAAGTAGTCATTATACTCTAAACCTTTTCGTTTTTGCTGCTATCTTCTTTGGCTGCTTCACGAACTGCTTTCCTGCAGCAGTCCCTTTTCTCTTTGCTTTGGTGGTCGCTGCATATTCCTTTGGCGACAGGGATTTGATTGCTTTCTCTGGAAGATATCTCTCCCCTGTCTTGCTGCTTGGTTTCCCTGACTTTGTTTTCCATTTTTGCTTAGTCCACTTTGATAATTTATTAGTAGGTTTTTTCTTACCAGAATATGAACCACCATCATCTTTATAATACTTAACTGCAAGTTGCATAGCTCTAGCAGAATGTTTACCACCCATCTTAGCTTTAGCTTTTGCTTTGGCTCTCGCCCACTTAGCGGGATTACGTTTAGTAGCTGTTCCTTTAGTAGCCATATTCTAACATTCCTTTAAGGACGACGAGTTTTTTTCTTACGAAGCTTTTTTTTCTTTATTACCTTCTTTTTATTGGAAGGAGGTTTCATTATTTGCTGACTAATACTAGAACGACCTATAGCCATCTTATGTTTTCTTTCTTTTAATACCACGAACTAATTTTTGACCTTTAGGAGGAGATTTCTTTGATCCTGATGGTCCTGCCCAAAACAATTTATCTGCCCAATAAGCAGCACTAGTTTTACCTTTGGCAATATTTTTGCGGTGACGAGCCTTAAAAGATTTACGAGCTTCAGAAGAATAATTATGTCCCATCTTCTGATCACCAAAACGAATAATTTTTACACGACTACCGTCTCGTATCGCAACAACACCTTTTTTTGTTGGGTGTCCTGTTGTACGCTTTGGTTTATTTAAACCAGATAGCCCATACTTTTTAAGCTTATTCTTTTCTGAATCAGTTAAGGCCATTTTATTTACTTTGCTAGTGCTTTAAGTGCCGCATCTAAACGTCCAATAATATTTTTTAAAAGGCGTGTAAATACATGAATAGGGCAAACTTTACATTTACATTCCATTATCGCATTACCTTCCCACCACCACGAAGAGCGGCACCACAACCACGGCCAATTTTACCACCAGCTTTACGACGAGTAAC